AGCCTCGAAAAAATAAACGGTGTCGCTAGGGACAAATGAACGAACAATGTCAAGACAGGCTCGAAGTAGCTGTTTTGGTAACAGTTTTTATTGTGACGTTATTATCTATAACGATACAGTAAAAAAAGCTTAGAAGTGCTTTAAAGGCTTCTAGGTAAAATTAACTTGCTTAAATAAGGAGTATAATATGACAAGCAAATATCTTTTGGATTTAACACATCCATCATTTAGCAAATCCTTAATCGGGTTTGATTCTCTATTTAATAAACTATCTAAATTGCAAAACTTAGATAGGCAATCTAATAACTCATACCCACCTTATAATTTATATCAGGATGGTGAGTTGTACACAATTGAAATGGCAATGGCAGGATTATCTGCTAGTGATGTGGATATTGAGTTGCAAGAAAGAGTACTAACCATTTCTTATGAAAAGAAAGATGAAAAGAAGAATGATTTAATTCATCAAGGTTTAGCTCAACGTTCTTTTACTAGAAGTTTCAATCTAGCAGAAGACATTGTAGTTAAAAAAGCTTCTCTAAAGAATGGTCTACTTTCTATAGTTTTAGAAAAAATAGTACCTGAAGAGAAAAAACCTGTGAAAATTAAGGTTTCTTAACTAAAAAAGCCCTCGAAAGAGGGCATTTACTCTCAGAGGCTCATAGAGCTTCTCTAAGCAAAAGTTTAAAGAAGGAGACTAATACCCTTAGGTACCCCAATAAAATGCGTTACACGCGATTCTGTGAGGTCGATTTTATTAAAATCTAACTTTTTCGGGCATTTAGTTCCGCTTCTATTAAATTGTGTACTTTATCTAGTTCTACTTTAGCTTTTCTTAAAACTGCTTGTAAAGTTTCGTAATCGTAGGCGGTAAATTGCTCTTTGATTTTCTCAATCTGAGCAATGCTCCTCTCACTTATTAACTTTCCTTTACTATCAAAAACAATTTTGTAGCTAATTAGATTCGCTTCCTTTGACATTGGCAAACTCCAGTTTTCCGTAATCTCCTCTAAGTCCTGCTTTCATATAAGAAGTGGCACGACCTTCGAAAAAGTTTTGATGTTCTACTCCAGTTACCTCGTCTAACCATGGAAGGGGATTATCCTTCTGTCCATAATTGGGTTTCAATCCTATTTGTAATAGTCTTCTATCAGCTATGTATCTATTGTACTTATACATTTCTGCTTTAGTTAGCCCAGTTATGTCTCCCATTTCAAATACTAAATCTAAGAACTTATCTTCTAGCTCAACCATATGACGACAAATGTCATAGATTTCTTTTTTGAAATCATCGGTCCAGATATCTAGATTCTCCTTGATAAACTCTTTAAATAATCTAGTCATTCCTTCAACGTGTAAAGATTCATCACGAATTGAATAGGTTACTATTTGACCCATGCCTTTCATCTTTCCAAATCGAGGGAAGTTTAATAAGATAGCAAAACTACTAAACAGTTGTAGACCTTCGGTAAAGGCAGAGTAAACTGCTAGGGTCTTTGCTATTTCTCTTTTGTTGGCTCTTTTAGGTTTAAACTGCTCAATGTAATCATGCTTGTTAGCCATTTCTTCATAATCAGAAAAAGCTTTATACTCAGAATCCGACATTCCTACAGTATCCAACAATAAGGAATATGAATGTTGATGAATGGCTTCCATGTTAGCGAAAGACAACATCATCATTCTAGCCTCTGGTGTTTTGAAGATAGGTAAGTACTTATCTACGTAGCCGGAGGCAACATCAACATCAGACTGTGTGAACAATCTGAATATTTGTGTTAATAAATTCTTTTCATTGTCATTCAACTTCTCATTCCAATCCTTCACATCAGCATGAAGAGGGACAGAGGCAGGATGCCAATGCATTTGATTTTGTAAATCATAGTATTCAAACATCCAAGGATGCTCAAACGGTTTGTAGTAATCTCTTAATTTTAATAAACTCATTATACCTCCTTAAAGTATTTGTTTACGATTGCTAGTTTATCTTCATAACTTGCGATGATGTCTATTTCTTTTTCAATGGTTTCCATTATATCAGAATGCTCACCAACACCAACAGTATTATTAAGCATGACTTCAACATTAGTTATGTGCTTTTCAATTTCTGCCTCGAAAGATTTCTTTGAGGCTTTGATTAATTTATTTCTAAACATTTTCTATTTCCTTAGCAGACTTCTTCATTTGTTCCCAAACGGTAATCGGTAATTTAATCTTTTTACTTATGAGACTGAGGTAGGCATACTTTCTTTTTTCTACCACATCCACAATCTTAAAGCCGGACTTAACTCTAGGGTGTTCATACCCTGTAAAATAAACTCGATATCTATTTACCTTGTCCACGATATTTTTTAAAACTCCTTTTTTTATTTTTGTTCATCGAAGATGATGCGAGGTTTCTACGACCCTGCGAAGTTTTCTTACCTCGCACTCCAGTAACAGAAACATGAGTTGAACCACTATTCCATTTAGCTGCCATTATCCCTCACATGCCACACAAGTGACTTCATCCAATTTAATACGTTGTATTTTAACGTTTACGTTTTCCGCTGCTTTTGCAGTGTCTGACCTAAAGTAATACAAAGATTTTAATTTGTGCATACCATACCAATGCACGTCATTAACATACTGTAAATACTTATCGTGTTCTTCCTGAGGAGCAGTTGCTTTAGGAGGAACAAAAAATAAATTTACACTTTGAGACTGACAAATAAATTCTTGTCTTTGATGTGCATGTTCAATAATTTGAATTTGATTTATTTCATCCGCAGTTTTAAATACTTCTTTTTCTTCATCCGTAAAAATATCTATCTCTTGTATTGAGCCGCGAGAATCTAAAATCTTATCCCAAACCTTTTCTACTTCTTCTTTCTTGAGACCTTTCGTTTTGATTGTCTTGTCAAGGTATTTGTTGCGGACTTTGAAGTTTCCTGAAAGAGTTTTGTGCGTAAAAACGTTAGCACGTATCGGCTCAATCGAAGGAGATGTCCCACCACAAATAATACTAGAAGAGGCATTAGGAGCAACGGCAAGAAGATGACAATTCCTACGTAAAAGATTAGGTGAGTCAGGGCAGTTACCCCTATTTCTTGCCAAATCTTCACTAGTTTTAACAGCTTCTGACTTGATGTGTTCAAACATTTCTCTGTTAAGCGAAGTCTGTATGAGACCTGCGAATGGAAGGTTTTTGCTTTGGAGGTAAGAGTGGAAACCCATTGCTCCAAGACCAATCGACCTTTCTCTATAAGCGGAGTAGGCTGCTTTTGTGAACGGCTCTTTCTCTGCTTTGACGTAACTTTGGAACCTTTTGTAGTTGGCATTGTATTCTCCTAACATGGATGTATCGACAATGTCTTCGATAAAGTGTTCTAGTACATTGTCTAACATGGTTACTAAATCTGGAATAAAGAACTCATTCTTCTTCCATTTATCATAGTGTTCTAAGTTAACACTGGACAAACAACAAACTGCTGTTCTTTCGTCATTGGTAGCCAATGTTATTTCAGAACACAAGTTGCTTTGTTTTATTTCTAGTCCTAAGTCTTTCTGAGATTGGGGTAAAGCTTCATTACATGTATCAATATTGATAAGGTAAGGCTCCCCGGTCTCAGCTCTAGCATCAAGAAGTTTGGACCATAACTCCCTAGCTTTAATTGTTTTTACAGCTTCTTTAGTCTTGGGGTCAATCAATCGCCAATCGGCATCTTCTTCAACAGCTTGTAAAAATTCATTGTTTAAGTTAACTCCATTATGAAGATTTAAGTTTTTACGATTTAAGTCTCCGCCTGATTCTTTTCTCATAGCAACAAACTCTTCAATCTCTGGGTGCCATACATCCATATAAGCCGCATATGAACCACGTCTAGTTTGTCCTTGAGTAAAGCCGAGCATAAGAGAATCAACAACATGCATAAAAGGAATAGAGCCACTCGACTTAGAGCCTCTTGATGTTGCAGTGCCATCACTTCTTATGCCTCCCCAGTAACCACCAATGCCGCCACCGGAGGAAGATAAAAATATGTTTTCTTTATAATGGTCTGCTAAACCTAGAAGACTATCAGGTACAGAATTTAAAAAGCAACTGATAGGTAATCCTCTTGTAGTACCACCGTTGGAAAGAATAGGAGTGGCAAACATAAACCAAAGGTTAGAGGCATAATCATAAATTCTTTGAGCCATTTCAAAATCAGTATGGTCTTTGTATGTACTGACAAAAACAGCGGCTCTGGCGAATGCTTCTTGTGGAGAAGTTTCTTTAACTTCAAGTACTCCTGCTTTGTTTCTTTTTTCCCAAAGGTACCTATCTTCTAAGGTACTGATACTAAATCTATCTAACTTTTTATCTCTATCGTAATCTATTTCAATTCCTAAATAAGGTTTAACCCCGACTTTATCAATCATTATTCTCCTGCCTTAAAAAATTTATCTGTTTCATCATGAATGTGTAACATAATAATTCCATAATGTAATATTTTTAGTAAGTCTTTTCTATTTCTTCCTTCTTTATTACCGTAACGTTTGGCATATTTCATAATGTTCCCTATACAGAATCCCGTACCATGTCCAGAATCAATAATAATATCTGTAGCTTGATATTTGTCTGTAGCATAATGTTGACCATAAGTGTCGTATATATACCGTTGTAGTTCTTCTATTAATTTATCTTCATTAAACTTATACATAATTTTTTCCTTTATTTCCAATCATCCGGTAATGTTTCCTCCGTATACCATTTAAAATTATTTTTCTCTGCCCATTCAGCATGACTTCTTTTTGTTCCATCCTTACGTCTTTTTGCTTGAGGCATAGGCGATGAAGGGTTAGAAAAAAGAAATACTAACTCTTGATTAGGCTCTAATGATTTATGAATCCAAACATACTTGTTGTATTCGTTATAGTCCCAGAAGCGACCTTTAGCTTCTAGAAGATATTCTTTATCACCAATTACTTTAATAAAGTCTGGCTCATAATGATGTTCAACTATGTAGT